AGAGTGTCAATGCAGCATGGGGATCGCCCAGTGGCTGCTCCTGCAAAGGGACCGTTCTTATCATCATCAAGCGGTTGCGTGGCGTTTGTAGTACCAAAAGTATCATAACCCACTGCAACAGCCGACACTTTATTATCAGCTGCAGCAATGATCTCTAAACAAACTAAGTACGTTCCCACACTCGTCTGAGGCGGAAAAGCATACTGGTAGGACGTGTCGGTTGCCAACATTGTCCCGCCCAAGTAGTTGTTTCGAGGAGTAATTTTACCATGATAGAAATCATCCACGTTGGTCTTGATCGCAAATTGGTCAAAACCGTCCGATTGTACCTCCTTTGGATTGAGGATAGGTTTCATTAAAGTCACGTCATATGTGACCCATAAACCACCCACCTCAGTAGTTGATTGCATTCCCTCGACGCCGATCTCTGTGAAGCCAATGTCCGTAAGGCGTAAGTCTTTCTGTTTGCCATCCAAATCGGTTCGGATATAGTAAACATTACTAGCAGTCTCGGTAGGGGCACATTCTATTGCATGCATAATTGCGTCGGCCGGTCTAGCGTAATTACTAAACTGGGTAGCCAACATACCAACAGTACTAATGAATGGGTCATCTTCAGCGTTATAATTTGTCGCCAAAATCACTTTTCCTAAGGCCGAGTTTGTGGAACCCAGCGCGAAGGCGGAAGTGGAGACATATTGGAAAATGAGTCCATTCATGCGGTACTGCTGATAATTACGAGCAATAGCTGAAAGCCAGGGAAAAGTGGTGCTAATTCCTGGATTCAGTGGATATACCAATCCCTTAAAGGCGACAGATCCGTCGACATTCCCCAAATATTCTTTATGGGTTATTCTAACTGAGTTAGGGCCAAATTCCGGAACTACGGTTGGTGCGACTAAACTGTTAGAACGCACGTCGTAATCCCCGAAGCCTGTCACTCTAGAAAACATGTCTCCAAATATGTTACCTGCTTGACCGCCAATATACTGGCCTGCTTTACGCAAACCAGCTTTGACTTTACCTCTTGGCATTTTCTTGCGAATAGATTTCTTTGCCTCTGCACGAATTGCCTTGATAGCTCGAGTCTGCGCAGCTTGTAACTTGCTCGCAGTCGATTTCTTATTATTATTTTTCTTGTTAGGTAGTGTAATAAACCCTCACGGGTCAGTGACTC